AATAAATGGTAGGTCATCTTCATTGTAAAAAGTTTTAAAAATTACTTTCTTCTTAACTTCTTGTTCAACCATGTATTTATCTTTTACTTTTCTAATACATGTGAACATGTTTACAGATATGTTTTCATCACCTTCTTTAAATAATTGTTTTGCAATTTTAGGTGGCAATGTTTCTGGTGTAATACCTTCTCTAACAATAATTTTTAAAACTTCACCTGATGGACTTCTTTTAACTACATAATTTTCTAAACGATAAACCTGTAAACCTTTGCCAGATATTTTTAATAATACGTTACCTGCAACAATTAATTGTTTTAGTGCTTCGTAAACTGCAACTCTATCATTAGTAACTTCAATGTTTTCCATAACAGCCTTTTCAATTTTAGCTAAACCTTGTTCAATGGTTTGCTTTTGCTGTGGGTCACCTTCGACAGATTTATAAACTAAGTCATCAACATCTAATCTAAAGAATGGGGCTTGTGGTGGAAATAAAGCTAACATCAATTTTGATGCTAAATTCATTACACCTCTACTTCCTACTGATTGGTAAGGTGTTGGATAATTTGTACTTTCGTTCGAACCTTTAGGTGGGTAAAGGTGAGGAATAGTAAGCTCTGCTGCATCTCTTGCTCTTTCTAAATATACCTCTCTATCAATAGACATCTTTTCATACTGACCTTCTATTGTAGAGGTGTCATTAGCGTTTGTTGTTGCTAAGGTATATTTGCTATTTTCCATTTTTATGATGTTGGAAAGTTAGTGCCGCTTCCGCCTGATACTGAAGCTAATGGTATTCTTAAACTTCCTCTGCCTAATCTTTTTCTTTCGGCAGTAGAAGCAGCGTTTACATTTCTACCTTTTGCTTCTGAAGAACCTGCTGTTGCAGGTTTAGCTTGAACCGCACCAGTGTTCACATTCTTTAAAACCGTTCTCTCAATAATCTGAGGTGGTGGTGGTGGAGCTGGTGGCGGTGGTGGCGGAGCTGGTGGTTTTGGTGGACACATATGTCACTTACTCCTGTAGTTGATTTTTGAATATCTCCCTAATATGTTTCACAACCGACCTCTGGCCAGATTGATAGAATATTTCACGTTCTGACTGTTTGAGTTCAGCACATTTTTCAGGAAACATTTTTTCCAAATAATTTAAAAGTTCCTCTGTTATTAAAGGTTTATTTCGCATTACTTGTCATTTCTCCTAAAGTGGTACTTAACTGTTTTTGGCCTCTACAATCTCTCCTGAAATAGAAATATATCCAGCAGCATCTACATAATCGTCAATATTATGCTCTCCTGCTTGGGTTCTAGCTATCTTTAGTAATGACATAAGATTAGCAACATCTTCAGGAAGGACAGTTACATTTAGTTTCATTTTATTCTGTAAGTAAGCTGTCCAAAGATTGGCAATGTTTTTATGGTTCTCTATTTTGTCACCATGTTTTTTATGACGGTCTCCGCTAACTAGCTTTTGCGTTTGACCTAGTATCTCTGTAGTGTTCATACTTGTACTCCCATAATTTTATTTTACTTGTTTCATAGTCGTACTCACCAGCTCTTAATATTCTGGCAAGTCTTGCTTGGTGGTATGCATCTTCGTAAGTTTGATTATTTCTTTCAAACTCTTCAATGACTGCGTTCCACATATCTTCTAAGTTTTTCTTATCATGTAAAACTCTTGAAGCTTTTACTGCACCAATACCTTTGCAGCCTTTATAGCCATCAGCTTGGTCACCAGTTAATGTTTGTAAGCAGAAATTTAAGTCTGCTAATTTCTCATCAACATATTCAATTTGATTGTCACCAATAAAACAATGCCAAGTAGGTATTGTCCTCATATCTTTGTCACCTGATATGATGACATTGTTACCTTTGTGAACACCTGTTGCTAATAGACCAAGTACATCATCTCCTTCTAAATTTGGAAACTGAACATATTTATAATTCTTTTTAATCCAACTTCTTAAAGGACTGTAAGTAACTGGTTTTCTAATTTTCTTACGATAAGATTTATAATCTTTATCAAAATCTTTTCTGTAATTATGATTATCTGAAAAGCAAATTATGACATCTTTAGAATGAGTATATGTTTTATAATACTCAATATCTTGCTGCCAAATATCTTTTCCTTTTTTTAAATCAGAATGTAATGTCCAAACATCATCACCCCAATCAATCGGTTCTTCTAAACTAGAAGTAATCCTGTAAGCTAAAAGGTCTCCATCAACCAACATAACTTTATTATTATTGGCATGGAAGTCTGTTATATTTTTCATTTTATTTTCCTCATTGATTTTACTGTTGCACGTGGCAGTACATTCACATCTGCAAATGTTATCTGCCCACCTTTACCTATTGAGTATGAAGCAAATGTTTTTATTATCTTACGGTCTTTGTAATAAACGTAAGCTTCAATCACACATTCTTCACATTCAAATTCGTCTAAATCTTCAGCACTGTGCCAACCACTATCTCCTGTTGGGTCAACCCAAATGATTTTATATTTTTTGTATTTCATTAGATAAATTGAATAAGGTCTTCTTTAGGAACTAGCCAACCCCATGAGGTGTTGTTGTCACCACCAGTTACCGACCTGTAATTATTTTTTCTGATTAATCTTTTTAGTTTTATAGTTGGTACAATAATCCAACTGAAAATTTTTTTATCATCTCTCCACAAACAAAAGACCCAGTAGTTTGCTTTTGTAGTTTTTATACCACTGTCTTTACCTCTGCTTTTATATTCAACAAAAAGATTACCAGTTCTTTGACATAGCCTGTCAGTCTTAACTTCTACCTTTTTCTTATGAAACATTTCTTCAAAAATGTTTTCGTGCTTTTCTCCAAAGTTTAAACATTTGTCGAAGTATTTGCTGTACGTCTTAGTGTGTGTCACTCCAATTTTGACCCACTTTTATTGTGCCATCTAACTGACATCTGAATTTAAAGTGGTCTTGTGTTTTTAGAAATATTGATTGAGCAATTTCTTTGAACTCATCTATGCGTTCTTTAAGAACATAAAACTGCATTTCATCATGTATGTGCAAACATTGCTGATAATCTTTGCCCCATACAAAACCTGCTTTGTGTAATTCTTCATTTAAAATTACAGTTCCCTTTTTTACAATTAAAGCTCCAGCAGATTGGACTAATGTATTAACTGAACTAAACTCAGCTTTAGGTATAAGTTTTCTACCATCAAGGCCTCGTAACCAGCCTTGCATTTTATATCTTCTTTTTACTGCATTAATTAAGTTAGCTAATGCAGGTAAGTTTTGTGTAAATTTTAATCGTACTTGTCTTGCTTCTTTCTCAGAGACATCAAGTATCTCAGAGAGTTTTGTATTTCCGCAACCGTAAATGAAAGCATATATGAAAGTTTTAGCTTTATCACGTGTGGGTAATCCTGCGGCTTTTTGATTGGCGGTATGAATATCATCTTCAAGAAGTCGTCTCGCATATTCACCGTTATCGTAATTAGCCATGTAATGAGAAAGCACCCTAAGCTCCAAGCCGCTAAAATCACAACCGAGCATGACCATATTGGAAGGAGAATTAAATAAGGCACGAAATTCTTTGCCATACGGTGAATGTGCTGCAACACACTGTGCCATGTTTGGGTTGAAGTGAGTGCATCTACCTGTGACTGCACCATTTGTGTTAACCTGTCCATAAATTTTACCTCTCTTTGTTAATTTTAAATATGCTTGGTCACCATCACTTAATTGACCAAGTCTTTTTTGAACCATTAAATATTCTGAAATTTTTTTTGCTTCAGGATATTGAAGCTTACTAAGAACTTCTTCATTCACTACTGGTTTACCAGTTTGAGTAAATTCTTTTGGCTTCCAACCTAAAACATTTATTAATCTGTCTGCTATGTGGTCTCTTGAATTTGGATTAAATATTTCAGTTTTAGTTTGTCTAACTGGAACATTTGCTTTGATACCTCTTTTCTTGTTATCTCTTTTGTATCGTTTGTATCCAAGAAACTTTTCCCAAGATGGAAAGACAACAGCTAGTTCTTCTTCTAGCTGTGCCTTTCTTTGACATAGGATTGAATGTAGCGACTTAGCAGTCGTCTCATCAAACAACACGCCATCTCTTTCTTGTAATCTAATCCAGTGTGCAAAATCATGTTCTAATTTTATTGCATCAGGTGAGTAGTTTTCTTTTAATATCTTTTGATAAAGTAAATAATTTACTTCAACATCTCTTTCACAATACTTTTGCATATCTTCTGACCAGACATCAAAAATATTATCTTCACTGAAACTGCCTTTTCTTAAACCTAAT